AGTACTAATGCTGTAAGACATTTTGTTAGTTCTAAATCAGCAGCAATGAATGTATATAAAGCAAAAAAAGATTATGCTTGGTTGTTCATGAAAAAAAATAGGGGATTTTCAGAACTTCTAAAAACTAAAACCAATATAGGTAAATAAATGAAACAATATTTTTTCTTTAATGTCTTCAGAAAAACTATAGTACAGTTTTTTGATGCATTCAATGATATCAAGATTGCCAGATATGCAGCAGATGGTAAAACAGTAGATAGACTCATTGAAGTTCCTATTAAGCATTCTGTTAAAGAAAAAGTTTATTATTGGCTAAATGAAAGAAAAGACGATGAAATATTGCCAATGATAACAGCTTATATTAGCTCTATTGATTGGGCAGCAGATAGAAAGGTCAATAGCTTTTATGAATTTGCTTCTGAATGTAATTTTGAAGCAGGGTCTTTTTCAAAATACATCCATCCCTGTCCATACAATCTAACATTTACCATGAATATCTGGTCTTTGCATATGGTGGATGTAGATCAGATACTAGAGCAAATACTACCATTTTTCTGTCCACATATTTTTGTAAGAGTTGCAATAGAAGAACTTAATACAGCATTTGACGTTAAAATTATTTTTAGAAGTGCAACTCCTGAAGTTAGTCATGAAATGGCAGATTTAGAGTATAGGGTAATCAATTATACTTTAGATTTTGAAGTGCAAACTTGGTTCTTTCAACCTACAAGTGATATAGGTCTCATTGAAAAGATTTATGGGAGTTACTTTCCTGATAAAGTATCATTTACAAATTATATTAAAGATACTACTTCAACATTCTCATCAGGTGCTTCAGGTGGATTAACATATGAACTTAAAGGAAAAGTTGAGGATGGAGATTTACTAGTCAAGTATACTCTATTTGAACCATGAGCTAATTTAAGTTCCTAAGTTTTAGGAGAAGATAATGAGCAAATTTAAAAAATTTCTATACCTAGCTGAAATGAGCTATAGTGATGCACTAAAGGTATTTGGTCTTGATAGTGTTAAAGATAAAGATGAGTTAAAAAAATTATATAGAAGACTTTCTTTGAAAAACCATCCAGATCAAGGTGGATCAGAAGATAAAATGAAAGATATCACTGTTGCCTATGATATTTTAGCTAAAGGTAAAGAATCAGAATCAGGGGGAAGTGGTAAATTCGATTGGGAAGCAAGTAATGCAAAATATAAAATGGCAGGAGCACAAATCAAGACTGCCTTATTAAGTAATTTTCAACCTGATGTTTTCTTACAATTCTTTCAAGAGTTAAGTGGATTGAAATTTAATTATGAAATCATAAGAACAATGCCAAGAGAAAATGATAGGTCTCCATCTTCAGCAGGATTTGATGTTGAATTTTTTACTAAAGATAGAAGTTCAGTCTTTACATTTAAAGTTCATGCTCAACTACATGATATAGTGTGGCCTAAAGCTGAATTAGGTATAGGAGACCTTTCTTATACCGTATATACTGAAGCTCATGGTTTTCATTTAAATAAGAAACAAAAAATGTCAAAGAGTGATTGGAAATTTACAAGAGATCATTCATTTTTTAGAAAACCTGAACAGCTATTTCCTAAGAAAAAGATGAAAGATATCTTTAGTGGGAAAACGAGCAACAGACAATTTAAGAAAAGAGATATGGAAACTTTCTTATCTAAAAAACTTGGTGCTAAACTTGGATATGGTGGTGGTCAAACTCATGTTTCTATCCCTCTTGGTGAAGATTATACAATGGAACTATGGAGAACAACTTTTTTTAAAAAAGGTTCGTGGTCATTTGATGGGGTATACTTAAAACATAAAAGAGTATCATCAGGACATTTTGCATTTGGACTTCCTGAAGAAGAAGAAACAGCCAAAACATTTGAAAAAGTTACTAATGAAGCTAGGAAGGTAAAGGGAGATGCAAAGATTAAAAAAACAGAAGACCTATTAAAATTTGCATATGAGGCATGGAAAAAATCTAAGGGGATATAAAATGAGACTTAAAAATTATCTAACTGAAGCAAAATTTAAACCACATGAAATAAAAATATTTCAACTAATAGCTAAAGGTGATTTTGAAGTAAAGAAAATATCCCAAAAAGAACCTTGGAATATGACAGAAAAAGAATGGAAAAAAGTAGTAGAAGAATTCTATAGATTATCAAAGTTAAGTAGAGCAACATTTGATGCTAGTTCAAAATGGAAATTAGATGATGCAGGAATAACAGATGATCAAATACAAAAAATAAGAAAATCTTTTGGTATATTAAAGACTAGGTTGACAGGTGCTTTTAATCTCAAAGATAGTAAATATGATAAATATGCAACAGTAAAATTCACTGATTCAGGTCAAAAATTAGAAAAAAGTTTAGCAGGATGGTATGACATTCACAAACAAATAGTTGATTGGGCAAAAAAAGAAGGTAAGAAATAATGATAACTTGCAACTCATCTAATTTAAGCAATATGGATAAGGCAACTCCTACGAATTATCAGTTGATCTTTCCATTGATACCGGAGCAAACATCCATTAGTGCCAATAATCCATTTGTGATGAATATCTTTTCTGCTGTTATTCCTTCTCTTTCGATTGCTACAGAAGAATTAAGGTGGCAGGGAAACAAAACAAGGCATTCAATGGAACCAATTGAGTTTGATCCTTGGTTAGTTAGCTTTGTAGTAGACTCACGATTAGAAAACTGGAAATTATTATTTGAATGGATGGCATATATTAATAATAATTTCGATAAGATAGCAGAAAAACATCATAGATATGGGGTAGATGCTGCATTAGTTGTTACTGATAATTATGCAAATGCTGTTTTAGAATTAAGATTTATAGATATTTGGCCAGCAACATTAGGAGAAGTTTCTTTTTCTCAAAGAGAAGGGGATATCACTTTAGAAAGTACTGTCAATTTTAATTATGATTATTTTCTTATAAGAGAAACAGGATGGACGAATAATCCGATATTTGGATATAGCTCAAGTTCATCTTCATCTTCTACAAGTTCATCTTCAAGCAGTTCATTATCTAGTTCTAGTTCTAGTTTGAGTAGTAGTTCAAGTTCTGTATCAAGTTCAAGTTCATCAACTTCACCTACTTGGCAGTCGATCTTTGATAATACTAATTGGGAACCTGATGAACCTGATAATGATTTTGGACACTGGGATGTATCAAAATGGGAGTCAGATGATAGAGACAATGATCAACCAGGTGGAGATTGGACAGTCTTTCTACGTCCAATTGGTAGTTGGGCAACAGGATTTCGACCAACCAAGATGAGAATAACATATTCAATAGTTAATATGAGATACTATATCAGAGATACTTCAGATAATATTATTGCCAATGATCTTGGTTACGTTAGTGGTGATGAAATTACTTTAGATTTTAGTAATGGATTGGACATTGGCACTATAGATTTACGTGATTTCATAGCAGGTTGGGAAGTAACTAATATTGAATTTTATTTTTAGACTAATTAAGATGATGGGCCTTAAAACTGATTATTTTATAAAATTTTTATAAATATAAGTGAAAAGTAAAGCTTTCGGATTTTATCCGAATAAAATTTTAGGGGGAAATGATTATGACTATGTATTTAAGTCCTTTAGTGGATGTAAACGAAATTGATTTAACAACTACTATTCCTGCTGTAGCTACTTCAATAGGTGTATTAGTTATAAGAGACTCTTGGAAAGGGCCAGAATTAAAAGTTCAGTTAATTAATGATATTGATGAATTAACTCAAGTCTTTGGATTGCCTGAAGAAGCAAATGCCGATGAATATCATGGACAATCCTATGAAGATATTATGGCAGGGGCAGGTTTTCTTCAATATGGTAATAATTTGTATTGTACAAGAGTTCTAGCTCCAAGTGCTACCTTTTCAGGGGCATATGGAACAGTAGCATCAGGTGGAACATTTACCCAATATACTTCAGGAAATGGATATCAACTATCAGATTTAGATTCACAAGACCCTGATGAATTCGGAAATGAAGATACCACATTTGATGTTGGAAGACCTGAAAATGGTTCTGAAATGGCTTTCATTGCAAAAAGTAGGGGTGATTGGGGGGATTATGTTCAAATTGCCATTGTCGGTAGAGACACATACAATGGAGTTAGGGCAGGAACAGCAGCAGCAACTCTTGGAATATCAGCTACCCTATATGATGATATTGATCAAGAAGTAGATAGTGCATTTTCCGATGATAAACAATTCTTAATTATCGTAAAAGCTGCAAAACAATCCAATATCAATAACAATCCTGTACCTTATGAAGTAGTTGAAGCTATGCTTGTAAGTTCAGACCCAACTGCAATAGATGATTCAGGAGTTAATATATTTGTTGAAAATTGGGTTAATGACAATTCACAATATATTAGAGTTGCTACTACAGCAGCATTTAAGAATCAAAGTTATAAAAACAAATATCAGGAAAATTATACAAACTTAGGTGGAGGT